TTAAGGTTTTTGTGCCTTTTCTCTATTTTTCTGTTTCTGTCCATTTGAAGCTATAAATAATTTTTCATTACGTCTTGTGGCGAAATCGATAACGTTTTTGGCTTCAACGCTTTCTTCTTCAGCCAAATCACTTGCGCTAGGTTGAGCCGCGGGCAGTGATGCTTGAGCAGGAGTTTCCTCTGTTTGGATAAGGTTATCTATAAGCTCGCTTGTCTTTTGTTTCATCCTTTCTAATACGTCAGTATAGTAGTTACCGGTAGTGGAAATATCTTTGTGCCCAAGCATTTCTTGAATTTGCTTAAGGTCAACTTTGCCACTCTCCAGTAGTGCAGTCGAAATTGAGTGTCTCAACGCGTGTACAGATATTCGAGGTAACTTAGCCTTGGCCGTCAGATCATAATGACGTCTCGTGAAAGTGCTTGGGTTAATATAGCTGCCATCTTCGCGACAAAATACTAAGCCATTATCAATATAGTTTTTACCGGCAGTTTTCTTTTCTTCGTCTTGGCGGCTTTTGTGTTCCAATAGGACTTTTAGCAAATCCGTAGAAAACACTAGCGTTCTTTCCGAATTTTCGCTTTTCAAATCGCTGAGATAGAGAGTTCCCTTGGGGGACCGAACCCACCCGCGTTCAATCTTTGTCAAGCCGGTCGAAAAGTCGATATCACTCCACCTTAATGCAAGGAGCTCGCTTTTTCTTAATCCGCTCTTAGAGTCAGTAACAAATGCTGCATATAACCTATCTTTTTTTATTGCCTTCAAGTAAAGCGCCATTTGTTCTTTGTTCCAAATTTTTATTTTGGGCCTTCTCTTATTAGAAATTCTCACGCCAGAAGCCGGATTCTTTTCGAGGTGGCCACTTGTTACAGCTTGATCAAAAGCAGAACTTATTACGGTGTGAATAGCTTTAACGAATCTAGTGGAAAGACCCCCTTTCCCATCTTTTCTACCGTTTAGTAGTTTCATATTATAATAAACTTGAAGATCATCTGTTGTTAATCCCGACATTGTTTTTCTGGCAATAAAACTATTTTCGATATGATTCGTAAAATTCAGATCGTACCCGTCCCATGTGCCAATGCCGACATTTGGCTTAGAATAGATATCTAACCAAATCCTAATCCACTCTCCAACCAAAGTCTTATTGGGTTTAACGCTCTTTCCCAGGTCTTTTTTGATTAGAAGTTTTCTTAACTTCTTTTGAACCCCCACTTCCGAGTCATCATAAATAGTTGGCCTTATTCGCTTACCAGTTAGAGGATCTCTGCCGAGGCTGATCTGAGCCATAAAAAGGCCGCTCGCGTGAGGAACGATGGTTCCCTCGCCTTTTCCGCGTCGACGCTCTTTTTTCTTTTTCTCTTTTTTGGGAGCAGGCTCCTTGGTTCCGGTTTTCTTGGCCATAAATACCCCCCTTGCGCTAAATGTTTTTTATAACCCTTTCGACAACTCCAATTATTTGTACCGAATCAAGAGGTACCGGCTCGGAATCCTCATTTGACGGTAGAAAAATAACATTGTTGTCATCTGTTTTAAAAAATTTCTTACATATAACACCTCCACTTAATTTAGCAATTACAGTTTGATTGCTTTCGGCGATGCTGGTCTTTCGTACAAGGACTAAGTCATCGCCTTCAATATTTTTACCGTCTACCAAGCTCCCCTTAAGAAGAAAATATTCTTCGTCAGAAAGTAGTGTAGAGGGAAAAGTGATAAAGTCATGCGTTGTAGCCGGAATGCTACCAAGGGGGATTTCGTTTAGAATCGGTATCTCCCTATTGTCGCGGGATTTATCAACAAGATATTTTGATTCTTCCTCTGCGACCATAAATGACTGATTATCAGTATTGCTTAATGCGGCGTATTGAGACATCAATTCTCCTAAATGAAAAAACTCCATAAGCTTCTCAGCTGTTTCAGGAGATATTCTATTTGTTTTCGTTCCATAAGCTAATATGGATTGCAGGTTCTCATAACTCGGTTCCCGTTGACCTGTTCTGTATTTCTGTATCGTATTAGCGGACGGACTAAATTTTCCATCAGTAAAAGATTTTAGGGCAGATGCAAACTCGGCATCGGTCATACCACCCCTTATTTCCCCAATAGCTACAGCAATAACAGAATTGTTCACTTTTGAAATCCTCCATTCTTGGTGCCCACCTGATAAAACGATACACAACAGAATTATCTATAACCAATTGTACAAACAGTATGCACCTAAGTCAATACAATAATACTAAAAGTATTAAAATAATATAATAGTACAAATAGTATTCAAAACGAATATAATGACTAAATAAAAATATTAAAACACTATTGAAATAGTACAAAACGTATTGTAATATGGTTACAAGAAGGGCGCAGACAAAAAACCGATGCGTATTTGCGCCTAATAAAAATACAAAACGTATTTTTACAGAGAAGAGGTGAACAGAATGGCCAAGGAGACCACGGTGGAACGGCAGACCTATAACATTCCAGAGGTCGCCAAAATCATGGGGGTAAGCAATTATATAGCCTATGAAATGGTTGCTTCAGGCAAACTACCCGCTATTCGCGTAGGTGTCAAAAGAGTTGTAGTGCCAAGGCAAGTATTTCATCAATGGCTTGAAACCGCTCAATTTTCACCCGAAGCTTCTGAAAGCTAAAAGGAGTGTAGTTATGGCTGCTGACAAGAACATAGAACTGCAACAGGTCATTTCTGAAATGTCTGCTTGCGGAGTTACCCCTGAAACGATCGCAGAGAAAAGAAAAGCCCTAGAAGAACAAATTTTGAGTTCTCTCAAGAATAGCTCTGCCATTAAGGCGAAGGATATGATTTCTTGAACCATGGCCTATCTTTTTTAGAGGAGGTGAAACCAAAAATGGATAAGGCTAAGCAAGTAGCTGTCACAGATGAACAAATCTTATCAATCCTAAAACTGTCCGATCTTCCCGAGGTAAGAAGCGTAGAGGTCAGGCAAGCTACAGGCCAGCGCATTGGTATCGGTATCCATACTGTTGTTGATGCCGATATATCACCAGTCATTGCAGCGTTTGAATCTATAGTCCCTGGAGTTGAAATCCAGGCCGAGGAGCCTTATGAGATGACTCGCCACGACGGGAGAAGGGAGTTGATACAAGTCTACGGTTTTGATTGTTACCCAACGCTCAGTGTGGGCATATTCGAAAAGAAGGGAATGGGAGAGGCATCAGCTTAAAGAGGGCAGGGCCCCTCAGCTTTTTGGATATCATGTGGACAAGCGGTTATGAAAGCGAGGTGAACTCAATGTACGAAGGGCTTAAAACAAAGGTGAAGTCCATAGCCGAGAAATATGCTGATTTAGTGGATAAGAGGATCAGCACCGCTCTACAAAGTGAGTTAGTTGACGCAACCGTAATGAATGAAATCACAGATGGAGTCCGGATGCTGGCTCATGTCACTACAACGTTGGAAAAAGTTGACCGCCTGAGCCGGGGCAACGGCACAGACGGTCAGGAATGAATTAGATTTTCTCCCATTCGGAAAGATCTGCTGGAACAATAACCTTTGAAGTATCGCACATATCCCACTCTGAGCAGCCTGTAATTTGCATGTAGACATTATCAGCTTCAGCTTGCGGGGTATCGCATGATTCCCACACTGTTCCATCATAAACCATGCCATAACGGCCATCGGGTAACCTTTTAATGTAAATATTCCCGATTGGGCTTTTGTATCGCCACACTATTATCACCTCATTTAATCAGGGAAGGGGGGAGAGGGATGAACAAAGAAACGGCATTGCAGGCAGCATTGGACGCTTTAGATAGAGAGTTAAAAAAAGAGCCGATATCACCTGAAAGGTTAGCGGCCCTTGCGAAGGTTATAGAGTCCCTGAATTCGATTAGTCATTTTCTTCGATAGTTTTTAGGATTTTTTTATAAGCGGTACAAACAGCATCAACAGCCGTTTCAGTTTCTGGGTACTCACTCCTAAGTATGCAATCTTTCTCAAGGCATTTTAAAAGAATTTCCTTTGCTAATTCCTTGTTAGTTTGAGTATGCACAATAAATCACCTCCTCCGTCAAGTAGTAGCCTGGATACCTACCAATTCGACAGAGGGGAGGAAAATCCTACAAAAAGAAATGAGGTGAGAATGTGGAGGAAACAAAAAATGTCCCCAATGCGGCAAGGCCGTATCCGGAGAGTGGAATTTCTGCGGGAGATGCGGTGAACAGCTAAAGGAAAACCCAATTATTCTTGATTATCGCTCTGGTAAACCACTGGCTTGATTAGTACATAAGGAGTGATGCCATGGAGCTGGTTATAACCTTTATCTTAGTGATTGTTTTGGCAATTTTTGAGTGGAAGGGGGAGTGTCGATGATTTGGTTACGTCTGGCGATCGCCAGATATCACGCCCATCAACTGGACAAGCTCAACCGGCGCTGGTGGGCCGAGATGATGCTGAGAGGAGGTGGGATCCGGTAATGGTCACAACAAGTGTGAGCTATAAGCAAGCCCTGGCTCCACAGCAACAGGCGGTCATGCATAAGTTTTTAAAGGACCTTTGCGGTGTTTATGACATGGGTAAGGACCGGGGCATGGGCAAACCCGACATCAACTCTTTTCTGGAGGCATACCGTCAGCCTCGCACAGACCGAAGGACCATAATAGATAAGCGCAAAAGGGAAAAGGATCTTTACGAGGCCAAGAAAGCCGCCGGTATATGCGTAAAATGCCCGAATAAACCAGTACCCGGGCTGCTGGTGTGTCAATCGTGCCGGGATAAGAATCGGATGAGACGAGGTGGGAAAACATGTTAAAGCGACTCATCGAGGCCCAGGCCGGCCGGCTTACTTCCATGGAGCTTCGCGCGGTCCTGGACTTGGCCACGACAGATATCAGGGTAAATCGCGTTAGTTTCGGCAGGCGGACAAGCCTTGCGGACGCGGTCGGAATAGCGGAAATCTGTTGCACAGTATTAAGGAGGTGAAAAGATTCATGAGCTACATAAAAGATATCCAGATCATTCCCGGTAAAGGGTACCACGAACTCTGGGTAGACAGAGAACACCAGGGGAACTATGACTCCATGGAAGATCTCCGGGAAGATCTCAATCTCTTAGAAGAGCAAAAGGAGGCCATCAACAATGCCCGAACCGCATGAAGATGAAGGGGGCGCAGAAATAACGCTCACCAGAGATCAGCTTAGGGTATTACGGGATGGGCTATGCGTCTGGAATACAATCATCCTGGATAGCCTGACGGAAAGAGGGCGGCTGAAGCTGTACGCCGCTCAGGATTTGATTGAAAAATTATGGAAGGGAGTGTGAGTTTTGCTTTTTAATCATTATTTTGGTGAGTGGATCAATCTTTATAAGCGTGGAACAGTGGCTGCTCCTACTCTCCAAAAATATGAGATGACGTACCAGCGGCTCAAGGAGTTGGCGCCAGATCTAACCCTGGAAGGTCTTAATAGAGGAACCTATCAGGGAGTTTTAAACGCTTATGCCGCTACACACGAGAAGCAGACAGTGATGGACTTTCATCGTCACCTTAAAGCTTGCCTGGCAGATGCTCGGGAAGATGGCATAATCACGTGTGATCCTACACGCAAGGCTGTCGTTAAGGGGAAGATGCCGGCGGCGAAAAAGACCAAGTATCTCAGCATGGCCGAGTTGCGCAAGTTGTTGAGTGTGCTGCCGCTGAACCCGGAAAAGGTCGGATTTGATTGGATGATCTTGCTGCTGGCCAAGACGGGTCTGAGATATGCGGAGGCACTGGCACTAACCCCGTCAGATTTTGACTTATCCATGCAGAAGATTTATGTGCGCAAAACCTGGAATTACAAATTTGCCCCGTATGGCTTTGCTCCGACAAAGAACTCGTCATCTATGCGAGATGTCTCTATCGATGCAAAAACAGCCACTCAATTCAAGACACTTATAAGGGATTTGCCTGAGGGTAACCCGATCTTTGTAGACAAAGGCACACGCATCTTTAACAGCACAGCAAACAACGCATTAGCGCGTTATTGCAGGACAGCAGGCGTGCCCATTATATCTGCTCACTCTCTGCGTCACACTCATGCATCCGTGCTGATTGCGGCCGGGGTATCGATACAAACCGTCTCGCGACGCCTGGGGCATTCCAACACGATTACGACGCAAAATACCTATCTTCATATCATTCGAGAGCTCGAAGAGCGGGACCGGGATAAAACGATGGAGTGCTTATCCGATTTGATGGAGGGCGCATGATGGGCACAAGGGATCAAAATAAAGTCAATCGGGCGTACTATACCAGTCGCGGGATCTGCGGAAAATGCGGCAAGCGACCGGTAGAGCCGGGGCGACTTAAGTGCCTAGAGTGCCTAGCGGCAGATAAAGAGGCACAATCCCGCATGATGGCGTGCAAATCGGCGGCAGAAAAAGCCGTAATTGCCGAACAGCGCAAGGCATCAAAGCGAAGATTGACGCAATACAGGCAAGCGAACGGTTTGTGTACCCAGTGCGGAAAGCCGGTACTGCCCGGAAAACGGTTATGTATTGACCATCACGTGAAAGTGCGCAGGAAAAAAGACCCGCGATGGAACAACGACATTCCGCGGTCTATGCGCCCGGGTTTTGGGGTGTGCTATATCTGTGGTGCAGATGCTGTCTCTGGTAAATCATTATGCAAAGATTGCTTTACAGCCCTATCCACCTCTGCCAAAGAGCGTATGCAAAATCCGACTCCCGAACAGCGGGCAGCACAAAAGGAATATATGCGCGTCCATAAGGCGCTAAATGAACTGGCGTTTCTTAGTCGCAAAAGGAGGAGTTGACCGAACATGCTTGACCAACATAAAAACAGCCCGCAAGTCCTGGCAGACTTAACGGGCGGATGGAAAATAATCTCTGATGTTAGTATATCACAAAGTGAATTAATTGGTAAAGAGCGATGACTAGGCGTTGCAAGACCTGCAAGCAAGAATGGTCAGTTAGCGTCGCCGTGAAGCCGCCAAAACATTATATGTGTCCATTGTGTACTTCCAGGGCAAGGAGGGAGGGTCGCAGTAGTGATCAAAATAATCCTCATCGCAATATTAGTACTCCTACTCGCCCCTTGGCAAGTCTGGGCTCCGGAGCACACGGAGCCGGTAGCACGACCGCTTGAAGTCGTGGAAGTGACTCAAAGCAGGGGAGCACCAGAGCCCCATATCGAGCGCAGGGTAATGCGGGTTACAGCCTATACGAATAATGATCCCGGGATGGACGGTAGGGGCATCACGGCCAGCGGGGAGCGGACGCAAGAGGGGCGGACCATAGCCGCTCCCTCAGATATCCCTTTCGGCACTCAGATTTATATTCCGGCCCGGGGAACGACCTACATAGTGACAGACCGCGGGGGAGCCATCGTCGGAGACCGATTAGATCTCTATATGGAGAGTCGCGCTGAGGCACTGCACTTCGGGGTACAGGAGCTTGAAGTATGGATACGGGAGGAGCTGTATGACTGAAATACATTTAGGGTATTACGCGCTCACTGTAGCCATCCTAGCCTTTAATGTTCCCGGGGTTACGGTTTATAGCCGGAGCCGGCTGAGGAAATCAGAGCGAAGGGATGGTGTAGCCTGTGGGGGCTAAGAAGCAATATGGCGCCGCCGATAATTACGAGCAAAAGCTCTCCCGAGTCATGGAGCGCCTGGAGATAAAAGACTACAACTACAACTTCGACCGCTTCGGCTGCTGGGTTGAATTTCGCTATAAAGGTGAGCTTTATCGGTTTGATCACAGTATCGAAAAGGCCAGGACCCGGGGTGTGGAGATTAGGTACGGATCAGATGCCTTTGCTCAGGTTGTACTTGCCCTCGAAGATTTAGCTCGTATGGTTGAGCGGGGGATCTATGAGCTCAGTACCTGGGTAGCGGGGATGAAATATCTTCCGCCCCCGGTGGAGGTGCCGACATTCTTCCGCTTCATGGGGTTTGAGCAAATCCCTTCGGGAGCGGTTGAAGTTAAGGAGCGGTACCGCCAGTTGGCCAAAACAATGCATCCGGATGCCGGCGGTAACGATGAGGACTTTAAAAAACTCGTTGCTGCTGAAAAAGCAGCAGAAAAGTTCTTTGAAAATAAATGAGGTGATTATAATGCGTGACGTTGAATGCAGCGAGTGCACCAATTATGGAAACAGTATGAGTTGCGAACAGTGCATCCATGAGCCAGGGCGCTCAAACCTTTTTGAGCCTGCTTCGGCGGCCCAGCTAAAGGAACGCTTTTTAGAGAGTATATTCAAGGATGAGATCGCAATCGACCTTCAGGAAGAATTCTTGACCGCCTTAAAAAAGGCATGGTCAATCGTGCCGCAAATCTACGAGCACCATCATGTGTATTGCACAGATAAGTACATCATGTCCGCGGACAACTACAGGCTGATAAGAATTGGGTGCAATGTGCCGGCACTACTGCGGAACCAATATGTTGTTTGGGACGAAAACTCCGGCAAGCTGTATATCCGCCATATTGGCCAATCAAATTTCCTAAAAGACGACGCTGATAAGAAACTTGAAGAGGCCAGCAAAGGATTCGTCATTTACACACCCGCTGATAAAGTGCCTTTGGATGAATGGAAAGGTGCTGCAAGGCAGCAAAAGGGAGAGCGGTTCGTCGTGCTGGATAAAAAAGTAGCTCTTAATAAAGCACTCTTCGACGGACTCTTAGCTATTTTTTCGAAACAAGACATGATCACCATAGTCTATAGGGAGTCCCATGAGGGGGTTAAGCTTACCGGAAGCTTTATAGAGGCTCTTATTATGCCGGTGAAACCGGATAGGCTATGAATACTGTACTCAAGTATCCCGGAAGCAAGTGGAGCATTGCCGATTGGATCACCAGTCACATGCCAGAGCATCACACATACTTGGAGCCGTATTTAGGTAGCGGGGCCGTACTCTTCAGGAAGAGACCAAGCCCCATTGAAACGGTGAATGATCTGGATGGTTTGGTGATAAATCTATTTCAAGTTATCCGGAAATTCCCCGAAGAGTTGGCGAGGTTAATCGCGGCAACTCCATATTCGCGCTTTGAATATGATTCCACATTTGATCTGCCGATACCGACTGATCCGCTCCAAATGGCAAGATGCTTTTTAATCCAATGCTGGCAAGGTCACGGATTCAGAGCAAACGGCTACAAGGTTGGTTGGAGAAATGATGTCCAAGGTCGTGAAAAGGCTTATGCCTTATCAAACTGGTACCGTCTGCCTACGTGGATCCTGGAAGCTGCCGAGAGGCTCAGAAAGGTGCATCCACCGTTTGCAACGGCATTATTCAGGGCTAATATTCCTGAGATGTGTACATATGTCCAGGATTGGAATGAATGGGATAAGAAACACAAGGAGCGGCAAATGAGCCTGTTTTAAAGGAGATGAGAGCATGGCATGGATTGCAAGTAACCAGGAACTTGGCGAACATCCGAAAACTAAACGACTTGCTAAGCTACTGGATATATCAAGAGTTACGGCTGTCGGTCATCTCCATTTTCTTTGGTGGTGGGCCTTAGACTACGCCCAGGATGGTGATCTTAGTAAATTTGATGAACTTGATATAGCTGAAGCTGTGGGATGGGAAGGAAACCCTGGGGATTTTATTGAGGCCCTCCTTACTTGTGGTCCTGGCGGAAGAGGAGCGGGATTCCTGGAACGGGATGAGGATGGAGCCCTTTTGATACACGATTGGTGGGAGTACGCTGGGAAGTTGGTCGGACAGAGAAAGGCTAATGCAGCACGTATGCGGAAAAGTCGCGAAACTAAAAAAGAACGTGCAAAGAACGTGCAGAACACGAACATAGCACGTGAGGGGGCTACACAACATACACAACACAACACAACAGAACCAATAATTAATAACAATAATAACAACGCGCGTGAAGAAGTTGTTGAGCCAGAGATTCCTTCGGAACCGACTCTGCCCGCCCCTGACGATGATCTGTCACTGGAACTTGAGGGATTACCTTCTGAAGGCAGAAAAATGGACATTGGTACCCAGGCTGTGAGATGGGCTGAGGAAAAATGGGGCCGGATGTTGTCCCCACGAGAAGCAGATCAAATCTTTGCCTGGTGCGATGAGTTTTCTTCTCGCGGCAGCCCTGAACCGGATGCCGTGGTGATTGCGGGACTTAGCCAATGTGATGATGCGGGGCCTGAGGCAAGGAATATGAACTACCTGAAAAGAGTTATGACGAGCTGGCGCGAAGCTGGGGTTATAACGGTCAAACAGGCAGAGTTAAGAAAGATTGAGTGGGAAAAAAACAAAGAAAAACGGGGGAGTAAGCACCCCAGAGAGCCCAACCCGCCCAAGGTACCCACAGGGAAGTATAACGATTTTTACTTATCATGAATCGTGAGGTGTAAGCTATGGCCCGAGAGCATAGAGGGAGACCCCGGGGCAATCTGCTCCCGAGGGCAACAGAGCCTGAGCCGCCAAAGCAGTGTACCCGGTTTGTGATGGATATCGACCACTACAACCGGACAGGTGAGGTCATTCCCCTAACACAGCCTGAAGTCTACGAACAGCCGGAAAAAGAGCGCGACAATTTCTTTGAGATTCCGGCATCCACAAAGGAAGAGGCCGAAAGGAGAAAAGAGATGTTATCATCCAAGAAACCGCCTAAAGAGCAACTTGAGCAGGATATAAAGGCCATGAACAAAGTGCAGATAGCCAAAAAATACGAGGTGAGCCGCTCAGCAGTTGTAAACTGGCTGCGCAGTTATGGGCTATATCAGCCGGAACCCCAGAAAACAAGCGAGGAGCATCCGGAGCCGATTTGTGATAGGGAATGCCAGGTCGTGGTAGAAATCAATGAACTCCCGCCGGAGGGGCAAGAAGAGGAGTTTCCGACCGCTACTCCCGCTGAAATAGTACTCTCCATGCTGGAAAAGCTACAAGCAAAAAGGGAATCTCCGATCGATGATCTCGAAGAAAGGCTGCAGGGAGTAGACCTCCTCGATGAGGCTTGGACCGTCGCAAAGGATAGCCTTGTGATGATCCGAGCTATATATATCCAAAAGGCTGAAATGGACTTTGAAGAAAGATTCCGCGAGCTCATGAAATCTATAACAGGCGGTGAAGAAGTATGTTGAACCGCGTCGTTTTAATAGGTCGGCTCACAAAGGATCCCGAATTGCGCTATACCCCCAGTGGAGTGGCCGTGGCCAGCTTCACATTAGCGGTGGATCGCAGCTTCAAGAATGCCAACGGAGAGCGGGAAACGGACTTCATCCCCTGCGTGGTGTACCGGCAGCTCGCCGAGCTCTGCTCAAATTATTTGGATAAGGGTAAATTGGCAGCTGTGGACGGCCGACTGCAGGTCCGCACTTATGATGCTCAAGATGGGCAACGCCGTTGGGTCTATGAGGTCGTCGCGGAGAATGTGCGATTCCTGAGCCCGAAAGGGGGAGCAGCTCACACAGCGAGCGGGGAGGCTTATGGCCATGAAATGAGCCTTGATGATGATATCCCGTTTTGATAAGGGGGAGATTGATGATGAGAGTTTATAGTATCAAACACTTTGACGCGTGTGGGGGTTACACCACGACAGAGTTAGATAACATCAAGACAGAATTTGAGGTTGAACTTGACGAATACGGAGAAGACCCAGAAAACGGATTCACAAAAGAAAACATTCCTAAAGTCATGAAAGCTATCGGTGAGCTTGATGCCCTGAAAGATGGCGAGGCGGGTAAGGTGGAAGTAAATTTTGGCCCATTCGTCGTTACAGTTGGCGAAATGCATAGATGGGAGTATGAAGCATTGCCTGAATGGGATGGATGGTAATGCGTGACGAATGCAACACCTGCAAACGGGAATCTCTTCATGGCGGCCATTGTAGAGGCAAGAGCGGAACCGTCCCCTGCTTGGCATACATAGAGGACCCTAGGGGGCGCAGGGTGTACGTGGACAATGTTAGGTTTGAAATCCCTATCCAGATGGATGTGCCTGAGGTTGGCAAGCCCTGTGATTACTGGACAGTAAGAGGGATCGCTAAAACAATCACGATGACTAAAATCATCAAGGTTGAGTGGCTAAAAACAGCGAGGGGCTTACAGGGTATTAAAATTTTAGCCGATATGTGGTATTGGTCCCATGAAAATGGGGAGGTGCCGCCGGCGCGGCCGAAGCTGAGGATAGTTAAGACTGGAGGTAAGTGAGATGGAAAAATACTCATGGAATTTTAACGGCGAAGCTGAGAATTGGGGAAATGATACATTCGGCACCATTGAGGAGTGCATTGCCGCCGCCCGTGAAGCGGTAGCTGAGGGGGATTATCGGGAGAGCGAACCACCCACCGTTGTGTATATCGGGGAAAACGTGGCGTTCGTGCCGCGGGTTGACCCTGAAACTGTGCTTGACAACTTGGGAGAGGAAGCCGTCGATTTCGCAGGGGAAGTTGGATTTGATTGGGAATCATACGACCACAAAAGGCAGGATGAACTGACCGAACTTGCGGATTCTCTTTCGAGGGTTGTCAACAGATGGCTGAAAAAGTATGGGTATGCGCCGAGTTTTTGGGCTATCCAGAATATCAAGCGGTATCGGCTCTAAAAAATTCCGGGATTGAAACTGAGAGGAGAATCCAATGCATAAATCATGGGGCCACGCCAACCGCGGCCGCTCACTGGAGGAACTGATTATCCACTCCAATGAGCAGTATAAAGCAAAAGGAGTGGCCTTAATTCAAAAGGTGGCCACTCCATGGACAGTCATCAGAAAAGGGAAGCAGATTGTTTCGGCCTTCCCGACCGAGAAATCCACGGTGGACTTTGTCGGTATTGCAAGCGACAAATCGATTGCATTTGATGCTAAGGAGTGCAAGCAGTCACGGTTCCCAATCTCAAATATTGAGGATCACCAGATGGATTTCCTAAAACAATGGACCCGGCAGGGAGGACAAGCATTTTTTATCATAGAGATGACCGCCCTGGGGCAAATTTACCATGTTTCTTACGCCTGGGTTAATTATTACTGGGAGCTGGCCGAGAGTGGCGGCCGAAAGAGTATCCCGCTGGAAGATTTTAAAACAATGACTCCGCTCAAGAGTGCCGGCGGGATAGCACTTGATTATTTAAGGCTCTATCAAAGGGAGGGATGAACTTGGGAAAGGTAATCACATTTCGGACCGAGGATGTCAGGGCGATCATTGACGGGAAAAAGACTGCTACCAGAATCATTATAAAGCCCCAACCAACCTATCATTATTTCCTTCTTGGGAGAATAACGGACTCAACAGGGGATAAAAAGAGAATTGGATGTGCAGCATGGGGACCAAGTGAAGAAGATGTGGCTGAATATGCAAAAATACCGTATGAAGTCGGTGATATCCTCTGGGTCCGTGAAAAATGGACGGAACTTGATAAACAAATTCACTATGCAGCTGACGGGTGTCCAGATATCGACCGATATGATCCTTTCGGTAAACCCCTAGATGGACGGAAAATAAAATGGAAATCCCCTATTTGTATGCCAAGAGACTTTGCGAGGATATTTTTGGGAGTTGAGAGTGTCAGTGCTGGGAGGCTTCAGGATATAACCGAAGAGGGCGCAAAGGCAGAAGGATTCATAGGCGATGCAATCAGTCCTGCAGGCAAACATGCTCGAAGTTGGTTCAGAAATAAATGGGATGAAGATTATTGGGAAAAGGGGTTCCCCTGGGATAGAAATCCTTGGGTATGGGTTATTGAGTTCGAGAGATTAGACCTGCCTTTTTAGGTGTGAGATTGGAGGAATTAACATGAAGATATACTTAGCATCATCTTGGAAGAATGAAATCATAGTTAAGCAAATAGCTGAATACCTCATGAATTATGGATTTGAGGTTGACAATTTCACTGACGATACGAAAGGAAGATTCGTTTTCCATTATTCTGAATTAGGACGACTTGATGAGCTCGACGCAGTTACCTTCCTCAGAGATCAGAGAGCACTCAGAGCATTTCATGAAGATAAAAAATGGATTGACTGGTCAGAGGCTGTTGTGCTGATTCTCCCGGCAGGAAGATCGGCACACCTTGAAGCCGGGTATGCTAAAGGGTCTGGGAAAAAACTGATTATCCTTAGCCTGGGAGAGTTCCCAAAAGGTGAGTTTGATGTCATGTACGGTTTCGCAGATATTCTCACAACACAGCCCGTAGAAATTATAAAGTTTCTTGAGCGGATGGAGGAAAATCTTGATGTGTAAATGCCGTGAATGCAAAGGCAAGGAATGCCAGTGCAAAACCTGCGATCAAAAAGGAGCCTGCACTTACCCGAAAATTGATATATGCCGGTGGGACATGCTGTTCAGGAGTTTAGGGGGTAAAAAATAATGCCATTAAACGCTGATGATATAGAGAGGGAGTTGCTACTCGCCAAGGATTACCCACATGACATAAATCTTTTTGACAAAGCCGCCGAAATGATTAAACTATTGCAAGCCCGGCTTGATGCCGCGATAAACGGACAGGAAACGTTACAAAAATATCTTTCTGAATCTCAGCGCAGAGAACGTGCGGCAGTGGAGGACCTTGAGGGATCCGGAGCATGTTTTTCATGCAAGCATTTTAGACGCAACAAAGGAGCATGCTCAGGTGGAGGTGAGTGCAGAATCGCCGGCATAACGATAATTCCATGTGACGAACCGTGCACCTATCGGATTGAGGTTCCGGACGATGGACGAAACACATACGAATGGCGCGGCCCTCAGGAGGTGCAAAAATGATCATTACCACGCATCTTTGCGTAGACATATCCGGGATGCTACGGCTTTACAAGCGCAAAGGCTCCCTGGAGGGAGTTATCTCCGACCCGGAAACAGGCCGCACTCTGTCGGATGCGGAGGCAAGACAATATCTGCAGGAGTGCCTTGCAAAGGGATGGAGGGTATTGCCGATGGGTGACTGCGATAACTTTGATCATCAAACGGGGTGCAAGGGGCATCCGAAGGAGGGCGAAGGAAATTGAGCCAAACAAAGATAGAGTGGGCAGATAAAGTATGGAACCCAGTGAGTGGATGTACCAAGATAAGTGAAGGATGCCAGAACTGCTACGCTGAGCGGATGAGTAAAAGGCTTGCTGGCCGCTGCGGATACCCAGCGGAGGAGCCGTTTAAGGTCACGCCGCATCCTGAAAAATTAGGAGAACCGCTCAAGTGGAGAAAACCTCTCAGAATCTTCGTTAATTCCATGAGTGACCTTTTCCATGCCGATGTCCCTGATAAATTCATTATCAATGTTTTGTCCATGATTGCCGAAGCGTCTCACCACACATTTTTGATCCTCACCAAAAGGCCAGAGCGGATGAGAGAATTACTTAACCATGACACGATTGCAAATGATGTATGGCTCCAGACTTCGCGAGGAGTCAACGCAGAGAGGAGCCCGTGGCCACTCCCGAATCTTTGGCTGGGTGTGTCGGCAGAGAATCAGGCTGCAGCAGATGAGCGGATACCCATTCTATTGCAGACACCGGCGGCGGTAAGATTTGTGTCGGTGGAGCCGATGTTGTCAGAAGTTAACCTAAGTAGATATTTAAAAAGGCCAATCTGCAAGCATTGGGGGAGGAATGGGGATCCGAATATTTACGGGAGATATTTCTGGGGGAAACAAGCCCTTGTTGGAGCAGGCTGGGTTGGCATCGATTGGGTAATCTGCGGGGGAGAGACCGGCCCCGGCGCCAGGCCTATGCATCCCGTTTGGGTACGGGACCTGAGGGATCAATGCCGGGTTGCGGGTACTCCCTTTTTCTTCAAATCATTTGGTGAATATGTTCGGGTTGGGGAATGCATGAACGAAGAAGACGACGAAGAGTTTTACTCCAAATCTTCGGCGGCAGGTACCAATGTCCAACGTTTAAATCTTCAAGGTGGGATGGGCTACCATGGGCCAAAATCAATTTATATGCAAAGAATCGGAAAGAAGAGAGCGGGCCGAGAGCTAGACGGGAGAACATGGGAGGAGTTCCCTGGGAGTGGAGGACAAGCTAATGACAAAGGATGAGATCATGGCTATGGAGCCGGGTAGAGAATTAGACGCGTTGGTTGAGTACAACATAATGAGACCGTGGGCACGACACGAAAACTATGAGCACTGGAAAGAGAACACTCAAATACCTATTCCTAATTATTCCACTGATATCCGCGCAACATGGGCATTAAGAGAAGAAATCCACAATAAGATAGGCGCCACTAGAATAATAGGATTATGTGATGACCTCCCGGAAATGTGCGAAATATGGAATGGCCAAATACATATCCGGGCTCAAGCATTAACTACCCCTGAAGCAATATGCAAAGCTGCGCTATTGGCGGTAAAGGAGGCACAGGGATGATTGACGATAAAACTTGCCCCTGCTGCGGTGCCACGGTAATACATACCGGCGGATGCATCCAGTGCCCGGATCCAGCCTGTGGCTGGAGCTCCTGCGGGTGCCTGATATGACTAAAAAGAGTAAGAATAAAAAGGCCAAGGCCTATAAAAAAGTAGATGAGCGGGATGGCGGGTGTTGTCGTCATCCCGGGTGCTGGAGGTCACCGGAGGAGCACCATCATATTGAGTTCGTTAGTGTGGCCAAGGACCGGGAAAACTGTGTGGAGAACATTGTCTCCCTCTGTTCCGAGCACCATCACGGGGACGAAGGACCACATAAATCAGCTTATTGGCGCGAATATTGGAAGGCTTGGCAAAAGCAAATGTATCCATATTACATGACCAAGGATGAGCAAAACGAAATGGAGCGGTTGCGATTACAGCGATTTGTTAACCAGGATGTGATTTGCCGGCTTGATGGGCTTGAAGAGAAATTTAAAATTTGGCAAGAGAAACGGATTGCGATATGAAAAAAGAAAAGGATGGTAATTGATAATGAGTTATACAGAAATTTATGGATTTTCGACTAGTGGCGATGCTTATCTTTATGGTGAAGTTAAAAATGCATGGCGCGGAGGAATGGCGATATGGAATATTTTAGAAGAGCGGTATCTTCCTCAATATCGACCATCGTATGTACCTAACTATATTCCGGATGATAGAGTCGAAGATTATCTGCACTATAAGCCCTCAAGATGTGGCGCATGCATGGACGATGGAGCGATGAAAGAAATTTGGAAATTGTTTGACGACGAACGCCTTAAAGATTGCGAAAAGATCGCCTTAGCAAGCACCTTTGACCGCGTGATTGTTATTAAGGAAAACCTGCCGAAATTGGTAGCGGCTTTTCGTGAATTTGATGGGCAAACCTCCCTAAAAGAGCAAGCAGATATAATTGAAAAAATGGTGGAGGATGATGATTGTATTGCCATCGGGTTCAATCAAACATCGGTCAATAGCGATACTTGGGCTAATTTCGGAGGGTACGACGAAGAAACGGATGAGTATTTACCGTATAACATTTTAGATGGAGACAAGCATTGGGAACTGTTTTCAGATTTTAACGAGGGGTGAGTGGATTGGCGGAAGAAATATCAGCAACCAAACATTTCCTCGAAACCCTAAACACCATAGAAGGAGAATGGGGAAGCTGGGTAGACGAGCTAAATATGATTGAGCAGGAAACTCAGGATCTCCTCCACGAAATTGAGCTAACCAAGTTTGATGTGCAACGGGGGTACAGGCTGTGCAAGGAGCTCCGGGAAACCAGACAGAGGCGAAGGAAGCTCAAGGAGAAAATGGAAATACTCAAGACGTTAAAGGAATTTACTGAAAGTAATAAGCAACTGAAGATCAGTTTATACAAAGCCCTCAACACCATGCAAAGAACGGAGGAGCATCAAGGGCAGAGGATGTACACTCCGAGGATAAGGACGGACATAACATTGGCAGAAAGAGGTGGAGCGGGGTGAAGCTTGATGATGAAGTCCTTAAAATCATTGAAACGGCGGTCAATAAAGCGGCGCAGGACAGTGCAAAGGCAGCTCATGAAAATCCCTCAGCGGAACGCAACTATTTCCGGGAAACTGAGATTCTGCTATATAATTATCCGGCACTTAAGCTCAAGGTTGAACAGGATGTCGAATTTTTATTCGATCCTGAATCCCATATTGTCCCTCCAAATAGGTCGAAAGACATTGTAATCTTCTCAACCAAGGGCACCGGCAGCCAGGGCTTGGATCTCGATAAGTACACCCAAGGGGTCAAATCAAGCATGATGCGCACCAGGCAAGAGGTTATCAGGATTGAGAGAGCGGTCGAGACAATAAAGGATGATGAGTATTACGATGTGATCCCGATGAAATATTGGGATGGACTAACCATTGAGGAGATAGCGGAAAGGCTTGGTCGGGAAGAGAAAACAATTCGTAGGAACAAGAGCAGACTAATCAATAAGCTGAAGATAATGCTCTTTGGAGCAGATGCATTGGGGTAAATGTCCGATTCCATGTCCGATTGATGACCGGAAACGTGCCCTTGTATGTACCTATTTGGTATATTATAATTGCTACAGTGCGAAAGATATATCAAATCAAAGGCGTCCCTGAGGGGCGTCTTTTGTTATTTAAAGGAGCTTACCATGCGAATTGTAATTTTTATCCTTATCATCTTTTTAGCCTTGGTCGGTGTGCCAGGGCTTATCATTTCTTCCTGGAAAGGAGAGCGCTTGCAATGGCAAAAATTGGACAAATACTCCGAGATAAACAACCGAAAGTCTATCATGAGCTTATGCGTAAAGCCCAAAAGAAGAAACCAGCTAAGGACTATTCCCTTGGGGAGATTGAGGACCTCATGCGTGGTAATGCTTATGTTCGTGGTCGCGGCGGTGCTGTTAGGCAGGTGAGGTATAAATGAAGTTTTTGACAGTTAGTCAATGGGCTGATGAATATCGAAGTGTCTCGAAATTACATTCAATAGAACCCGGTCGCTGGAGGACCAGTCGCACCCCATACATGAGAGAAATTATGGATGCTATCAACCATAATGACACCCAGAAGATCGTTGTAAAGAGTGGATCTCAAGTAGGAAAAACGGAGCTCATGCTCAACATAATTGGATATCATATGCATCAAGATCCCAGTCCGACGATGTTAATGCAGCCAACGACTTGTCTTGCCTTGCTCTTTTCGCAAGGTAGGCTGTCAGCCATGGTTGAAGAAGTGCCAGAATTAAGTGAACTTATAGAGAAGTTCCGGAAAAAGCCCATGGTAACACTAGTAGGTGCTGACTCAGCATCATCATTGAATTTAATGCCATCAAGGACAATATTGCTTGATGAGATTGATCGCTATCCTCCAGGGGATGAAGATGATCCAGTCAGTATAGTGCTAAAGAAATCAAATGTTTTTCATAATCGCAAGATAGTAATGGCGAGTACGCCTACACATAAAGGCGGTTCCAGGATAGAAGCAGCCTATCAAGACAGCACGATGGAGCAATGGTGCCTACCTTGCCCAAGCTGTGGGAATTATCAGCCACTTGCTTGGAATCAGATTCATTTTGATTCCTGCGGCATGGTCTGTAAACATTGTGGGAGCGTTCATGCCGAATTAGAGTGGAAAGCCGGGGAGGGCAAATGGATTGCCAGAAGGAAAAACGCAAAGGCGCGAGGCTTCCATATAAGCGGGCTTGCTTCACCATGGGCGGAATGGGAGGAAATCTTTAGGCGGTTCACGCTTGCGAAAGAAAAAGGAGTAGAAGAGCTCATGCTATGGTCCGTTAATATACTTGGAGAACAATGGGCAGATGAGGCCGAGAGGATGGCTTTACTTAAGGATGGAGAACCATGTGGACATCGTGGATGTTTATCTCATCTCTCCCATCCGTGCGAGGGGTGCGGAAGAATTGGCGGCAAGCAACCCATAGACATAAATCGCCTTGGCGATAAAGATGAAGTGATAATCAAAAAGAGTGGCGCGGTTGGGGTTAGCGAGTTCAGGCCTGACGACGTGCTGGGATTCATGATTCGAAAGCAATAAATCAAGTTGCTATCATGCTGAAAATGTCGACAAATGTCGAATGGGTCCTTCCGGCGGGGTCGGGAGGGTGCGGGTCTGGCGAGGCCCGAGTATTCGCTCCGTGAAATAAAAAATTTTTACTTCGGAACTTCGGAATGGGAGGTGAGTTTATGGATGGCTTTAAGATGGTTGATGACAGAGTGATCATTTCTACCAAGGAACTCTGTGAGCTCCTGGATATTAGCGATAGAACCCTTACCGACTGGAAGCGCAATGGGTTAACACAGCACAGCAGAGGCTGGTGGGATCTGAAGCATGTTCTAAAGTGGCGGGGCCAGATATACAATGGTGACTCGGAAACCAGCAAGTCCATAAACCTCCAGCAGAAGAAGTTGGAAGCCGAGGTCGCCTTCAAAGAAGCCCAATCCGAGCTGACGCGGCTGCGTACTGACATCGCCAATGGTAAATATGTCGATAAAGAACTTGTTGAAGCAGAGCTTTCTCGTTTTTTTGTTATCTTCAAAAAGTCTGCAATGGCTCTTCCAAGGAAATTAACAAGTCAGATCGGCTCCTATGTGGAACCGATTGAAGCCAGGAGAATTGAAAAGAACTTATCTGATACAGTCAATGACGCTCTAAATCAAATGAGCGTGGACGGTGTGTATAATGCTAAAGGTAAAACGAAAAAGAAATAGCCTGCCTGACTATGTCCGAAATCCTTTAAAGCATTTAAAGCCTCCTGAAGATTTGTTGGTTAGCGAATGGTCAGAAAGATACAGAGTCCTGGATTCTAAATCATCAGCTATCCCGGGAAAGTGGAGCAATGCCGTTACGCCGTACCTGGTTGATATCATGGACGAATTCAATAATGTGGAGACAGAAGAGATAATCTTCGTAAAGCCAACACAGGTGGGCGGAACGGAAACCCTGCAGAATTGTTTGGGGTATGTGGTAACGCAGGATCCCAGTCCCTCCATGGTGGTTTACCCTACCGATACCTTAGCTGAGAGTATATCTGAAAATAGACTTCAACCGATGTTCAGAAATTCCCCCGGGCTAAAACAGCGGTTTAGAGAAAGAGAATCAAGTAAGCTTGAACTACAATGCGATGGAATGTATATCAGCCTCAACGGTGCTAACTCTCCTTCGTCATTATCAAGCAAACCCATTCGCTTTCTGTTTTTGGATGAAGTCGATAAATACCCGGGGGCCAGCAAAAAGGAAGCCGATCCCATTAAGCTTGCCAGAGAGCGAACGAAAACCTTTCCAAACAGGAAGATCTTTATAACATCTACACCGACTTTGAAGACGGGGCATATTTGGAAGGCTAAGGAGAGCGCGGATGTAGTCAAGCACTATAAGGTACCGTGTCCCCATTGCGGCGAATATATCGAATTCCGATTTAAGAATATCATTTGGCCAAAAGAAGACGGCATGAGCTCTGCTGACCGGGCGGAGTTTGCCCACTATGTTTGCCAAGAGTGCGGCAGCATCATTACTGATCAGAATAAGCATCAAATGCTTAGATTTGGCCGGTGGGAGGTCGTAGAGAAGAGAACACAATTTCCGCGCAAAGTTTGCTATTGGATGAACACTCTGTACTCTCCCTTCGTCCGATTCGGAGAAATCGCCAAGGAGTTTCTGGCCACAAAAGATGATCCGGAAGCATTCCAAAACTTTGTTAACTCATGGCTTGCTGAGCCTTGGGAAGATACGAAACTAAAAACGAACGCCGATCTGGTCATGGAGCGTCAAACAACATATGAAGAATTTACAGTGCCGGATTGGACCGTTTTTTTAACTGGGGGAGTGGACGTTCAGGAGACAAGCCTATACTGGACCATAAGGGCTTTTGGGCCCTATCTTACAAGTCAAAATATTGCCCACGGCCAAGCGGTGAGCTTTCGAGAGATTGAAAACATCATGAATGCCGAATATAAAAAGCTCAATGGAGAGGCGCATATGGTGAACCTATGTGGCATTGACTCAGGGGACCAAACCGATGATGTGTATGATTTTTGTGCGGATAATAGCGAATGGGCAATCCCTGTTAAAGGGGTCCCGAGCGGTTATTCTCATTTTAAAATCAGCACAATCAATAAAACCTCATCCCGTGCCCACGGCTCAAGGCTGCTTCTTGTGGATGGCGGTAAGTATAAAGACATGATCGCATCAAGAATGGCCAAACCGAATGGTCAGGGATCGTGGATGGTGTATAAGGGGTGTGACCGTGAATACGCTGAACAGGTAACCGCAGAGCATAAGGTCAACAGCAAGGGCTCAGGGGGCAAGGTCACCCAGGTCTGGCAGCCCAAAACAAGCCATGCCGATAACCATTTCCTTGATGCCGAGGTGTACTGCATGGCTGCTGCTGATGTTTTGGGAGTCCGGACACTCCACCTTACGCAGGAACAAGACAATAACCAGGAAGAGGCTCCTAAGGAAACTACCCAATCCATGGATTTTAATGATGCTTGGATAAAGAAAAATAATTGGCTTTAAGGAGGGCTGTGAATGACTTTGGAAGAACAACTTGCCCAGATCAATGAGGCAATTACAGCCATTGAGATTGGCGGACAAGAATATCAAATTGGTTCGAGGAGATTAAAGAGAGCCGATTTAAAATTGCTCTATGACAGAAGAAAAGAACTTGAATCACAAATCCGCTATGACGGAGTCAATGGCACACTTTTAGCTAATACCTATGTGACAATATTTGATCGGAGATGATGACTATTGAGCTGGATTGATAGTGCCCTCGCTTATATCTCGCCAAGCAGGGCCTATAGACGGGAAGCATGGCGGCGGGCCTATAACGAATTGAAAAGCTATGATGCCGGCGCCGATGATCGTCTGAATGCAGGCTGGCGGGTGGTAAACGCTTCAGCAGAACAAACAGATAGTATGTATCGCGATACTATCCGCGCTAGGGCGAGGGATCTAGAAAGAAACTCAGATATGAGTGAGAGCATTATCGGCGCGTTTGAGAGAAATGTAGTTGGGACTGGGTTTAAACTTCAGGCAAAGACCGATGACGAAAACCTCAATACCGAGATTGAAGAGCTTTGGAAAGAATGGTGTAAGCCCCGCAATTGTGATGTGACTACCGAACAAAGCTTTGACGAGATGTGTCGCATGGCCATCCGAAGAAAAAGGCTGGATGGCGGGATCATCTTTATCAAGCGGTACACAGCAGGTGGAGTTGTACCCTTTGTTCTTCAGGCCCGGGAAGTGGACGATCTGGATAATATGCAAGCCGGAAGCAGCTCCAAGAGGATTAAGAATGGCATTGAATACAATGATCACAATCGACCCATTGCCTATTACTTTAAAGCCTATGACATTCATGGTTTCTACACCGGACGCTCAGAACGGGTAGAAGCTAAGGATGTCATTTTCTTATGGCGCAAAAAGAGGCCGTCTCAGATTCGCGAAATATCGGAGATGTCACCGACAATTACAAGGATTCGGGATGTTAATTCTTACATGGAGGCGGTAAGCGTTAAAGAAAGGGTAGCTGCCTGCTTGTCTGTTTTTATCAGGAGAAATGATCCCGCACCTGGTGGCATCGGAAGGCAGTCAAAGCCCACTAAGTCAAATCAATACGAGGGAAAAACATTGAGTCCGGGCATGATCATGGAGTTAAACCCGGGCGATGATGTTTCAGTGGTTAAACCCCCATCCCAGGGAGCCAGTGCCGCCGACTTTGTGCGCTTGCAGCAAAACCTAACCGGTAGCGGTCAGGGGCTGTCCTATGAAGCTATTACGCGGGATATGTCCCGGGTGAATTACAGCAGTGCCCGGCAAGGCCTGATTGAAGATGACAAAACGTATAAAATCGATCAGAAGTATCTCATTGACCACTTTTTGACAGAGGTTTATGAGAGTTTTTTAATTTCGGCCGTCTTAAGCGGAGAGCTGAATATTAAAGACTTCTGGACAAACAAAAAGGGGTACTTTAAACACGAATGGACTCCCCCGGGCCAGAAGTGGATTGATCCGTTGAAAGAGGCTAATGCCAATAAAGTAGCCTTGGAAACAAACCAAACTACTTTGGCCGAATTGGCTGCCTCCTCTGGTCATGACTGGCGAGAAATAATAGAGCAGCGGGCAAGAGAGATGGCCTACCTGAAGGAAAAGGGGGTGATATTTGATGAGTAAGAAGAAAAATCTTCAGCTAAGCAGAGATTCAAGCATAAGCCTAAAAGCTATGGACAAGGAAACAAGGCAGGTAGAACTCAGTTTTTCTAGTGAAGAACCTTATGATCGCTGGTTTGGCCCGGAAATTCTAAGCCACCAGGCTAATGCCTGTGAACTTGCCCGGTTGAATGAAATCGGATGCCTTTTATTCAACCATACAAGGGATAAGGTCGTCGGCAGAATTGATAAAGCTTGGATTGAGAATGGACGCGGCAAAGCGTTGGTCACGTTCGATGAGGATGAGGAAAGCGAAATTATCTATCAGAAGGTCCTAAGTGGCACCTTGAAGGGCGTCAGCGTCTCGTATCGGGTGGATAGCTGGGAAGAAGTCGGACCGGGAAAAGTCTCTAGTGATGGCCGATTTACAGGACCCTGCAGTATTGCGCTAAAGTGGATGCCCTTAGAAGTCTCCATTGTATCGGTTCCTGCTGATGCTACAGTAGGCGTCGGCAGGGAAATGGAAGAGATTAAACCCGAGACAAGGTCAAGCCCCTTGTCTCTTTATTACAGACAACTCCAATTCAATAAAAACTTTATAGGGGGAATTTAGTATGGATTTAGAACAAATGCTGGCCAGACAAAAAGCCATTTTAGATGCGGCTAAGGCGGCACAACGTGATTTGACTGAGCAGGAACAAAGGGAATTTGATGATCTCCAAAGAAGCATTGAGGTGTTAAGAATCCCCGGTAAACCATCCGAAAAAACTGCTGATGCTGATGAAATCGCCCGGAAAGCAATGGAAGGCGAAAGACAGCGCACCATGGATATTACCGACTTGTGCCGTAGCTTTGATTATGACCCCCAGGAGTATATCAAGGCCGGTAATTCCATGGATGAAGTACGAGCGCTTATCCTTGAGAAACAGCTGAAGGAGAAAAAACCTTTATCTGTTGGCATAGTTAAGGATGAAGGGGATAAATTGCGCGAAGCAGCCCGTGATGGCCTGGCCTTACGAATTGGCTTAGAACTCGAAAAGCCGGCGCCAGGGGCTAAGGAATTAAGAAGCATGTCCTTAAAAGAAATCGCCAAGGAATGCCTGCGGATCGAGGGTGTGCCGAATGCTTCCAGATTAAGCGAAGATGAAATCCTGCGGCAGTATCTGACCCCGACCAGCCTTTTTGCTGGTATTATGGATCAGACTGCACGGACTGTCTTTGAAAAAGCTTATACCGATGCCCAAACAACCTACCAGTTATGGACCAAGCGCGGCACGTTAAAAGACTTCCGGCCGACCAAAACCTATCAGGTGGGGACAGCCGGCGAGCTCTTGCTTGTGCCTCAAAATGGGGAACTTAAGCACGACATGGTTAATGCCGAGGAAGGGCCGCAGCGTCAGCTTTTAACCTTTGGCCGTCAGTTCAGTATGTCCCGCCAAGCCTTCATCAATGATGACGTTGACTTCATCGCAACCATCCCGGCCCTATATGCTCAGTCCGCAAGACTGGGGATCAATCGCTTGGTTTATCAAACCCTTGCCAAGAATCCGGCGATTTGGGATGGTAAGCTGTTGTTCTCTGCTGACCATGCAAATATCTCCTCTGTAGCATCTGCCCCTAATGTAGAGGCGGTATCCGATATGAGGATGAAGATGAAAAACCAAAAGGCTGCGGGAGGAGAAGTAAAGCTTAATATTCCCGCCAAGTTCATGCTTGTTCCCACGGCCTTAGAAACTAAAGCCGGTCAGTTCATCGGCTCCCCGGTGGATCCGGCTCAAACGAATCCTAATATTAAGAATCCATTTTACAACAGCCTGACGATCATCTCTGATGCCGAATTGGACGATGCGACGGCGAATGGTGCGAAAGAATGGTATATCTCATCGGACCAATTGCGGGCTCCGATTCAGGTGGATTATCTGAATGGTGTGGATATGCCGACCATCGTCATGAAGCAGCCGCCGGCCGGACAATTGGGTTACTTATGGGATATTTATATCGACTATGGAGTGACTGTCGTGGATTTCAAGACGGTTGTAAAAAACAACGGTCAATAATTTGAAGGGTGGTATTGGAAATGTTAAACAATCCTCAGGCAAGTTATGTACAGCGGGGGGAGGCCATTGACTATAAAAATGAGGGTTCAGCAGAAATAAAGGCTAATGATGTTGTGACGCTTGGAACCAGGGTTGGTGTCGCCGGCTGTGATATTCCTGTAGGGGCAACGGGTAGCGTTCATGTGCTCGGAGTATATGATCTCCCTGCCCTAAATAGTGAGGCGTTCACGGTCGGACAAGCTGCCTATTGGAATAGCACCGACAAGGTTGTTACGGTGACAGCCGGAACGAATACTCCTGCGGGATGGGTAGTACAGGCAAAGGCTTCAGCCGGAACCATTGCGCGAATTAAAATAGGGTAAGGTGACAATTATGGTCATAATGAAAGCTCTGGAACCAGTGTTCTTGAATGGGCTTATTATCGATGCGGGAAATGAATTTTCCTGTTCACCTGAATTTTCTAGGAAGCTTATTGAAGCGAAAACGGCTGAGCTAGCTCAGCCGGAACGAGCTCCAGAAAAGAACTTTGAATCGATGACGAAGGAAGAGTTGCTCAATTATGCAGAGGAATTAGCCATTGATGGTATCAACAGCTCCAACAAAAAATCGGAGATTATTGAGGCTATTCTAAAGGCGGCTGAATCCGATGGGGTTTAAAGATCAACTCAAGAAGGACCTGAATACTTTTTTGAACAAAAATGAATTTGCGGAGCTCCATACTATCAACGGTGTGGAGCTCTCAATCGTCATTGACAATGACCAGCTCAAAGAACGCTCCAAGAAGGAATATGACGGGCTAACAGTTGGTGAAACCCTCCTTTTTGTTAGTAAATCTGACTACGGTCCGAAACCAGAGCAATGGACGCCTATCGTCTTTGATAATCGTCAGATGTATGTTTTTGACGCTCGGGAAGATGTTGGTATGCTGGAAATTATACTAACCCAAAATCGAGGTGGATAGCGTGGCCAAGCAGGATATCTTTGTGGATACTAAACAGATTGAGCGCCTTACCTTTGAGCTTAAAGGATTTGAAGAAAAGGTTGGAACAGCGACTTATCACGCTCTGAAGCGGACAGTCAGTCATGTTAGGACTCAAATCGGGAGAATTATTCCGAAGAGTTATGCAATCAAAGCCAGTGATGTAAAAAGAACCCTCAGCTCAAAAGAGCCTTCGCTAAAGGACTTATCTGCAACGATCACGTCCAAAGGCCATACACTTTCATTTGCTCATTTCCCCTTTACTCCACGTAAACCCAAGAAAATAAGGCGAAGTATTTTTGAAAATGCCGTTATGGTAACCATCAAGAAGGATAGAGGGAAAGTGCTCTCCCGGACAGGTTTTGTTGCAACAACCGGGGCGAAGTCAGCGGATAAAGTCCAGTTCAATGTCTTTAAACGACTGGGAAAGGATCGGTTGCCCATTGCACCGATCCGGACGCTATCCATTCCGCAGATGATTACCAACGAGGGCGTCGCTGAGCAGATTCAAAGGGCAGCCGCGGATAAACTTGATGAGCGCTTTGAACATGAAATAATTCGGTCTATGACCACCATGGGAAATAACATTAAAAGGGGATAATTGTGATGTCTACCGTTGCCGTGCTTGATGCCGTAAAGGAATTTTTAGAGGAAAAGGTCGCAAACACAATAAAGCTGCAGAAGGCCAATGATAATAATGTTTATTCTTATGAGCTTGTTAATCCTGCTGTACATCTTGGATGGGTGCCACCGAAAGGGTTTTTACCACAGGGAATGGAATCAGGAATTCCCTGTTTAATTGTGGGCATAGATGATGCCTCGAAGGACATAGAAAAAAGAGATTTTAATATTCGCATATCTGCAGCGACATTTAGCCCTGGCCTACACAAGCAAGACCGATATACTCCCGATTTTCATGGCTACCAGGACTTACTAAACCTGATTGACCGTACTCTGGAATGCTTGGAAAAGTATGCCTTAATTGGTCAGAGAGTAAGCATCAAGGAGGATTCAATTCGCTGGGGAATGTATGAGGATCAACCTTACCCATATTGGTATGGATGGATTACTTTTACTGTTTCTCGGCCGGTGTTGCCTCCGGTCGAAATCGTTCAGAAATATCTCTAAGAGAGGTGAATAAGATTGTACAAACATGGTGTTTATGGTGAGCTTTTACCTACTCAGGATACAATTGCCCCTAGGGGAGTGGGTACACTGCCCGTTTACTTCGGCCGGGCTCCTGTTCATCAGCTGTCGGATTACTCCGGAGCCGTCAATAAACCGGTGTTAATCCAAAACTTCAATGATGCCGTGACAAAGATGGGGTATAACGACAGCAATTGGGAGGATTTTGACCTATGTGAAGCGGTTTATGCGCATTTTAGGAACCAGATTCAGCCTATTGGCCCCATTATTTTGATTAATGTTTTGGACCCGGCAACCATGAAAACAGCAGGTCAGACAGCCAACGTGATTCTGGTTAATGGAATCGGATATATAGAAAACGACAAGATTATTCCCGGGTCAGTTACAATTGCCGAGATGACCCTTGGTGAAGATTTTACGGCTACTTATACCACTGACGGAAAACGGATCTTGATTAACGACCTTACCGAAGAAATGGAATCCCCGGTTGCTGTAACGTTTGATATCGTGAATCCGGCAGCAGTCACCAAGGCTGAGGTGATTGGAGGACTTACCGGAACAACGAGAACAGGGATTTCTGTCGTTGAGCTGGTTTACCAGACTTTAAACCGGGTGCCGACCATTTTGGACGCTCCCGGGTGGAGCCATATTCCGGATGTTGATGCAGCCCTTAAGGCAGCAGCCCGGCAAATCAATGGCCACTGGTATGCTTTTGTTAATAGCAACCTAGACGTCAGTGCATCGGGGGCTGATACCCTTGCTGAGGCCCTGGAGTGGAAGGGGGATAATAACTATGTTGGTGCTGGAGAAGCCCCTTGCTGGCCCCTGGCCAAGAGCGGTACCCGGAAATTCCACCTGTCCACGTTGACAACCGTAACCATGCAGCAGACTGATTATAACAATGACGGAATCCCCTTTGAGACCCCGTCCAATAAGCCTTTGGACATCACCGGCCTATGCCTGGCCAACGGTACGGACATTACATTTGATCAGGTGCAAGCTAATGAGTTAAACGCCAAGGGGATCCGCACGGCGTGTTTTTGGGGCGGGCGCTGGGTGCTCTGGGGACCTCATACCGGAGCGTATGAGTACGGCAAGGACATGGATGCCCGGGACAAGTTTGACGCAAGTGTCCGGATGCTCTACCATATCCTGAATGATTTCCAGGTTAAGAACGGGTCCTTGGTCGATAAACCAATGACCAGGTCACGCGTGGAGACTATCTTGAACGATTATCAAGAATACCTGGATGGGCTCATTACCCGGGGAGCCATTCTTTTCGGGGTGATTGAATTTAATGAAACCAGCAATCCGACATCGGATATCGTGGAAGGTGACTTTGTCTTTGACCTCGCCACCACGATTACGCCGGTTGGGAAGAGTCTGACAGCCAAGATTCAGTACACAACCAGGGGGATCACAACCCTTTTTGGAGGTGAGCAAGCATGATTATATCTGGAAATGTCATTGCCCACAAAGTCCTTCGTGATAGCGCAGAAATCGATGATAATGTGTCTGTTCAGCTCCCTTCGATTGACCCCATTACAGGAGAGTTAAAAGGTGCAGGCATCATGGGCACGATTGACATGCCAGTATCAGGGCAAATAGGGAGCATGACAACAACTATAAATATGCGATCTGTCAATAAGAATGCTGCCGAATTAGCGAGACCAGGCCTTCATAATATAGAATTGAGGTTTGTGCAAGATGTGGTCAATGCCAGCGGGCAGCTGATCCCTCAAGGGACTAAAATCTACATCACTGGGGTAACCAAAAAATATGACCCTGGAAAGATTGAACCACCCACGACCATGGACGGAAGTGTAGAACTTGAAACACTACGATACCGTCAGGTGATCGACGGCATAGAAGTCCTGCTAATTGACAAGCGAAACTACATTTATAAAGTCAACGGAGTGGATTATATGCAGTCTATTCGTTCGGCACTGGGATAAACAAAGGGGCAATTTTTGCTCCTTAAAAATTTACTATTTTGGAGGGTTAAGACGTGGCAGAAACATTTAATTTATCTAAACCAATTATGATTGACGGGAAAGAAGTTAAGGAACTACCTTTTGACTTTGAGAATATGACGGCCAAAGACAAGTTGAACGCCGGCCGAAAAATGAAAACGGATGGAATTCCTAACAACGTGGAGGAGTTGGACACGGATTACCACCTTTATCTTTTTGCCGAAGCTGTTTGTAAAGCTGATAGTTCAATCGAAACAGCTGACGTGCTCCGGATTAGCGCTAAAGATGCGCGGAAAGCGGCAGCGGTCGCAAGAAATTTTTTCTACTACGGTTCGGAGGAATAATTCCGGACGAAGATTTAAAAAGACTTATCGCCAGAATGACTCTGCTGACTCCCACGTCAGCAGAGTTTTATTTTGGCATGCCAATACCTGATTTGATTGATTACATCAATATTTTGTGCGAGGAATCAGCAAGAATGAGAAAGGAGGCGCGGAATGGCAAGTAAAAAAGAGCTGCGAGCACTAATTACCTTGGCGGGCAAAATAGATCCCTCTTTACAAAGTGCCATGCTTAAAGCCTCCGGGGAAAGTATGAAGCTATCCAAGCACCTTAAAGATTCATCTAAGAGTATGAGTAACTTTGGGGCAACAGCCAAAGGGACATTTGTTGGAAATATGATATCAAATGGTATATCTCGAATTACAAGCTCTGTCATGTCGTTGTCTTCTGAGAGTCTTCAATTGGCGTCTGACCTCAAGGAGGTCCAGAACGTCGTTGATACAACCTTTAACGAAAATGCTAAGCAAATTGACTCATGGGCAGTTGGAGCCTTGAGGTCATTTGGTTTGGCAGAGCTGCAAGCAAAGCAATATAGCGGTACTATCGGAGCAATGCTAAAAACCAGCGGCATTTCGAGCGACTACCTAGTGAAAATGAGCGAAAACTTGACAGGGCTTGCAGGCGACTTTGCATCTTTCTATAATCTTCCTCATGATCAGGCCTTTGAGAAGATTCGTTCGGGGATCAGCGGAGAAACTGAGCCGCTGAAGGCCCTTGGAATCAACATGAGCGTAGCCAATATGGAGGCCTTTGCATTATCTCAGGGGATAAAAACCTCGTGGAACGACATGGATCAAGCATCGCAAACATTGCTCAGGTATAACTATTTGATGAGCGTTTCTGGGGACCAGCAAGGTGACTTTGCAAAGACCCAAGGAGAGTATGCGAATCAGCAAAGGCTGTTCGATACGAACATGAAGCAATTGGCTGCTACGATTGCTGAAAAGGCCATTCCTTATCTTAACGAGTTCTTAAAAAAGGGCAATGAGTTTATGACCAATTTCGATATTGATAAGGCTGCAGATAAAGTCGGAAAAGCGTTTGAGTACATGGCAAATACAATTAACTGGGCGAGAGATAATTCAAACTGGTTGATACCTGCAATCTCTGGTGTGGTTGGGGCCATGGCAGCTATGCAAATTATAGGAACTGTAACTAAGCTCATAGACTTCCTGAGGGCGAGTACGATTGCTACAACATTTGTCCAACAAGGATTTAACGCAGCAATTAGAGCAAACCCTATTGGCCTGATTGTAACCGCGGTGGGCTTAGCTATTGCGGCTGGTGTAGCTCTGTACAAGAATTGGGATACCATTAAAGAGAAGATTTTAGGAGTATGGGATAAAATTAAAAAACCATTTGTGGCAATTAAGGAATGGTTCGGGGGAACAGCAAACGATGGGCAAAATCAGCTACAAGTCGCCGCAGCTTCGATGCCGGCCTTTGCAACTGGTGGAATTGCAACCAGACCTTCAATATTTGGGGAAGCTGGCCCAGAAATGGCCATCCCCCTACAGCGGTCACCAAGAAGTTTAGCTCTCTTAGAGCAGACAGCTCAGATTCTTGGTACAAATCCTTCTTCAGTAAAGCCCAATAGCGTAGGAGTGCCTCCGGTACAAGTGATTTATTCCCCAGTTATTCAGGGTGGAGGACAAGAAGTACAGCAGGCTTTAGAGCTATCATTTGAACAATTCAAGTCCTGGATAGAGCAATATTTCGAGGATAAAGCGAGGGCATCTTATGGCTAACCACTTTGTCTATACTACAAAAAAGGGGGATACCTTCGATATTCTCGCCCTGGACGCCTATAATGAAGAGTCAAAGGCGCATCTGATTATCCAAGCCAATCCCCAATACTCTGGTGTCCTTATCTTTGAAGAAGGGGTTAGATTGATCATTCCAATTGTAGAGACAGAGGCCGCGGCAAGCCTCCCTCCTTGGAAGAGGTGATCGCATGCAGCTCATTTATGAAGGTGTAGATATCACTGCTGACATTGAAATCCGGAGAGCATACCTTATAGATAATGCCGGCGGAGAATTTGATAGCATCGAACTGTGCGTGAATGATCCAAAAGGATTATGGAGTCAGTGGAAACCCGAAAAAAATCATACCATTCAGATTAAAGAATCTGGATTTGATAGTGGCGTTATGTATGCAGATGAAATCAGCCAAAGACGAGGAACCATAAGTATTAAAGCCCTGCCCGTAAAGCAGGAAGCTAAAACTGAGTTCACCCGTGCCTGGGACAATGTCCGTTTCCTTGAGATTGCCCAAGAGATTGCAGGAAGACAGGGGTTAAGGCTCACAACCTATGATATTCAAAATCACTTTTACAACCGTGTGGATCAGCTCCAACAGTCGGATTTGCAATTTTTGTCTTTCCGATGCTTGATTGAAGGATACTGCCTGAAAGTCAGTAATGGCAAGTTAATTGTTTTCAATGAATCCGTGATGGAAGCTCAAGCGCCGTCCGTGACCTTAATCCCCGACGATATTGACGGGGATTTTGTATTTAAAAATAAATCTAATCAGATTTACGGGGCTTGCAGGGTGGTAAATACCCTTTATCCCTTTGAATTCAAGTCTGGCCATGGTCCAACCCTAAAAATAGATAAACTTAACCCGGGTAGCTTGGGTGAAAGCGAGAGATACTCTAAAGCATTACTCAGGTCAAAGAACAAATACGAAAAGACCTTTTCTGGTCTTATCCGGCTTGATCCTGGGATAGCAGCAGGGAGCACCTTGCAACTTAAAAACTTCGGACTAGCCAATGGAAATTATTATGCGTATCAGGTGATTCACCGTTTTAAAGAGAAGTGTACGGAGCTTAGGTTGAGAGCGCCACTGGAGGGATACTGATGGTTCTGAAAGGAATTGTTTCAAGTGCCGAATCATCCGGGATTAGAGTCGTATTTCCGGACAAAGAAAATCTTGTCTCGGCTCCTCTGCCGGCTGCATTGAACATCGGCGCCTTAGATGTGGGTAATAAAGTCGTTGTGGTATTCTTTTCGGATAGCCTGCAGGACGGCGTGATTATAGCAAAGTATTAGGGGTGGTGAGATATGCCTATTGCCGTTTTTGGAAGCAAGGTATTCGCGGTGGCTGACTCTAAAATCTATACCATGATTAATCTTCAATATGGCAGCAGCCTTGACACTGAAAAACAGGATGCGCTAGGCAAAAAGCCAAGTACATACAATAAGGGACCAGGCCTCAATACACTGGGCTTCAGCTTGAGACTTGACATCTCATTAGGCGTTAATCCCCGCAGGGAACTGGAAGAATGGGAAGCGATCAAAGATTCCGGAACAGCCTATCCCTTTGTGCTTGGGAAAAAACCATTGGGGGTAAATAAGTGGCTTCTAGTTGATGTGCAGGGAACAAATTTTACCATTGATGGGCTAGGTAATGTACTTGCAATGGACTTGGAATTTAAATTTAATGAGTATGTCCGCCCTGGTAGCGCTGAGGCATCAAAGCAAAATTCTATATCAAACACAGCAAAGGTCAGTGTTCCGGGGCTTCAGCCCGTGGACTATAAACCTGTATTAGGCCCTGAAGATAAAACGGCCTACAAGCGAACTAACGATGAGATGAGAGAGAAGCGGCTGGAAGCGGTCGAACGCAGGCTCAGTGGAGGTTAATTATGATAACAATTGATACCTCGCAAGTGCAAGTGCAACTGGACTGGAGCGCCAAGGGGAGCAAGCGGAAAGCACAGAACGTCCTGAATTTAATCAATACCTGGCGCTATGATGTAGCGTATAACCGGGTAATGGGTTTGAATCCGGATATTCTCGAAAAGCCGTTTCCCATAGCATCGGCACTTTATGTAGCGGATATTTATAGGCTTATCCATGAATATCAACCGGATGTCACGGTGAAAGACGTGCAAATTAAAAGCATAGACCCTAATGGAAACATCGAAGCAGTGGTGGTGATCGAGGTATGAGTGAGATTGATTTTGTTGAGATTGATGCAAACCAAATTCAACAAGAAGTGATAAGTGAATTTGAAGGAGCTCTTAACACGACGCTTTATCCAGGAGATGAGCGCCGTATTTTTTTGCAGCAAGAGACCCAGGTCATTGTTGGCCTTAAAAGTAATATCAATGACGCTGCACGACAGAACCTGCTCAGGTACGCCAGAGGGCCGCAGTTGGATGCTTTGGGAGAACGCTATGATACTCCTCGTTTAGAGGCTCAGAAAGCAACCGTAGTCCTGCAGTGGACTCTTTCGGCCGCCCAGACATCATCTGTCTTAATCGAAAAAGGAAAAAGAGCAACCCCGGATGGGCAGCTTTTTTTTGAGAATTCAGAGGATCTTACTATTCCGGCCGGACAGACAGCGGCGACAGTTAAGGCGACGGCCACAATCACCGGCCCTGCACACAACGGTTTCTCGCCTGGACAGATATCAACTATTGTAGATCCTACCCCCTATGTAGCCGCCGTCGTAAACATCACGACCAGCTCAGGTGGGGCAGATGAAGAGGCGGACGACGATGGGGCCAATGTGTGGAGTGGGTACCGCGAGCGGATACGGCTTGCCCCGACAAAAGTTTCTACAGCAGGACCAGAAGATGCTTATATTTTTTGGGCCAAGACGGCAAGTCAGGATATCGTCGATGTTAAGGTTCTGTCACCGGCTGACGGTGAGATTCTGATCGTGGTGTTGATGAAAAATGGGGAGCTACCCACAGAACAGATTCTTGGTGCTGTACTGACGGCGTGCACATCAAAGAAGCGCAGGCCCCTAACAGATAAGGTGTCTGCCTCGGCACCGATAGTAGTGGGATACGATTTGACGGCAACCTACTATATCAGTCGGGAGAATTCAGCCCGAGAAGCTGAAATCAGAAGTGCAATAGAGGATGCAGGCGGATCCGCAGAGCAGTATGTTTTGTGGCAAAAAAGCAAGATCGGCAGGGCGATCAATCCTGATTACTTCAGAAGCCTTGCTCTTAATGCTGGTGCGTCCCGGCTTGTTGTGACGGAACCGGAGTATGCGGAAATCGAAGAAGATGAGGTTGCCGTGGCTGGTACGGTAAGCCTTACTTACGGTGGATTGGAGTAGGCATTATGAATTTAAGAAACCTAAATTTGTTTGCCTTACAGTCAAGGCATATGCAGCAAGATAACACCACAAAGGCTCTATGTGCTGCTCTTAACCCTCAGCTCGTTCAGGTGGCTAATGATATCGAGTTGTGCCTTATTTTAGCTAGGTTAGATCGTCTTCCCGAAAATATTTTGGATGAGCTGGCCTATGAATTCCATATTGAGTGGTACGACGCCAACGCGGCCATTGATGTTAAAAGAGCCCTGATTAAAAGCAGCGACATGGTCCACATGTACCACGGCACCCCATATGCGGTAGAGCAGGTGGTACAGGATTACTTTGGGGATGGCCATGTCGAGGAATGGTGGGAGTATGAAGGATTGCCGTATCACTTCCGGGTAGTTACGTCGAATTCAGCCGTGACGGGAGAGCTCGCCACACAGTTTGCTAATGCAATTGAGAAGGTAAAAAGGAAGAGCACCCGGCTTGATCACGTGCTCGTTTCTATGACGGCAGATTTTCCTTTGTACTTCGGTTTTGCGGTCCATACAGGCGATTTTGTGACAATAGAACAGGTGGTGTAAAAATGAGCTTTAGTGGAGGAACAATATTCACGAACAGAGGGAGGATGCTACAGGCCAAGGCTCAGGCCGGCTCCCCCCTTGTATTTACTCGGCTTGCCGTAGGAGACGGGAACCTTGGCAGCGGGGTAATCGATGAGTTAACTGGATTGATAAATCCAATAAAATCTTTGGATATCAATAAGTTCAAGGTCATGCCCGGGGGACGATCGGTTGTAGGCGGCAATCTTACAAATCAGGATATTATAACCGGATTTTATTGGCGTGAGCTTGGACTGTTTGCCGCGGATCCGGATTTGGGAGAAATACTTTACTGTTACGGGAATGCCGGCGCTCTGGCTGAGTACATTCCGTCTCCGGGGGGAGCGGAGATTCTTGAGAAACAGGTTGATATAGTGGCTATTATCGGCAATGCAACAAATGTCTCGGCAACGATAGACAGCTCTTTGGTCTATGTCACCCAGGAAGATTTTGATGACCTGGCCGCTGTGGTTGGGACAAAGGAAACGCCGGCCGGAGCCCAATCCAAAGCCGATGCAGCAGCCGGAGCTGTGAACAATGCGCTTGTTGCGCACAAGGCGGATTTTACGCAGCAGATACCGTATGCCGTGACTGCCGGGAGTGCGAATGCCTATACAGCATCGACGACTCCGGCTCTCCCTGCGCTGGTGGCCGGGGTGGCCATAACGGTTAAAATCCATGCCGCCAATACGGGCGCGGCCACCCTGAACTGGAACGGCAAAGGTGCAAAATCCATAAAAAATCCCGATGGAACAAATGTTGGGTTGGGGGATTTAGCATCAGGCGGAGTCTATACTCTGCGGTATGATGGCACAAATTTTATATTACAGGGTAAGGGGGAGGTGAAATTAACCGGAGATGCCGCAGACGCGAATGTTTTGTCCGGGAAAACCTACTACAGTACAGATCCTAAAACAAAGCGTACAGGTACAATGCCTAACAACCCATCTCAAACAGCCACTCTACAAATCACCGGAAGCGCAAAACCAACGAAGGCAGTCCCAGCAGGATATACGCCAGGCGGGACGATTACTGCGGAATTAGCGGCAGCTCTGGCCAGCAAGATTTTGGCTGGTAATACGATAGGTGGAGTAGCTGGAACGGCTATAAATGGAGCGGGAATGCTTAAATATTATGTGGGGAGTACAACTTTTGATGGCGGTAGCAATGATAGATGGAATATAGATATCCCAGTAAGTGGATTACCATTCGCCCCAAAGCTTGTATTACTCAAGGTAAATGGTACTTTTCGCTCTGGTGGTGGCGGTTCGTCCGGAGAAACCCTATCGCTTTTCGGTAGTACAGGCTCTCCTCATGTAACGAATGATACCACAGATGTTTTTATAAATACTCGTTCTGTACCTATAAGAGTTTCGCTGGAGAATGTAACAAGTTCATCATGCACTATTAGAATTATTTTTACGGATAGTAATGGATCTATATCAAATGCCGATGCTTATTATGAATTATTAGGGTAAAAGGGGATGTAAAAATGACGTTAATCATCTACGACGACACAGGCATGATTTTCACTCAATCAACAGGCTTTTATCAAATCCCTCAAGGCGGGGTTCAATTTTTGGAGATCGAAGTTCCAGAAGGGAAAAGAGTGGCTGGTGTGGATGTTTCAGCGACTCCTCATCAGGTAGTTCTTGAAGATATTCTGCCTTCGGAAATCGAACAACTCCGGCTGGAAATGGCGCAAGCCAACACAGAGTTATTCGAGATGATGTTAATGCTAAACGGGGGTGGAATGTAATGTTTACCGAAAATAGTAAACTGGTTCAGGATTATGTATTGCTTATCCGAAGTGGCATTAAGAGTCTTGAAGATGTCCCTGAGTTTAGCAATTTGAGAGAAGTGGTTTCCGGTGTTCTCTCTAATTAGACTATTAACAATAATTATAAAGGAGATGTTAGTCATGACATTCACGACAAGTTCCCGAATAGCTCAATCTTACGCCATTCTGATCCTTGCTGGTCAAATTACCGTTGAGGCTGTCCCGGATGTAGGCAATCTTCGGGAGATTGTTCAGGAGATTCTTACTGCGTAATTGACCTATTTTGCGCAGTAAGGAAGGAGTGATGACTTGTGGCAAAGCTTACTATGATATGCCCGGAATGCAATGCCTTATTTGAGAAAGGGTTAGTATTCGAGGTTGGGGCAGACAAATTAGAAACGATTGATATTGATGAATATGGAAGTCAGAAATTTGTCTGTGTAACTTGCGGTTACGAGGTGACAACCGCACCGATTGAGGTAAGGGATGAGAGTGGATTCCCAATCTGTTAACCCTTTTACGCAGCAAGGGGTTAAGAATATTTTTGTTTAAAAATCGGGAATAATTTCGGGAATATTTTCAATTGGAGGATGGAGAATTCGATTCAGGAAGAGGGTACTAAGATAAAATTAGTAACCCCCTAAAAATAGAACAAATGTTTGGAAATTGACTTTTTTTAGGTGGCATAGTATGGTAAAATATAAGCAGGCAAGTCCAAGCTGATCACTTGGGCTACGGTGTTCCCGAGACACCGGGCCTGCTCATATTTTTCTCGGGGTAAAAAATACCTGTCGGGAGGTATCATATTATGCAGACCCTAATTCTTGGCTCTGCTGCTGAGCTCATGCTTGAGCAGGTAATGAGCACCATCACGATGTATTGTCCTAAAGTGGACAACCAGGGACTCCGTGACTCTCTTGTTACTGTCTTTTCACAGTATGAGGTGCGGCCGGCCCCGGCTCAGGAAGGTCATCCAGATCTGCAGCAAAAGATTCAACTCTTCCTTGCGGGCAAAAAACTTGAGGGGTTAAGTGACCTCACGCTCAAAGGATATGGAATTGAACTTCGCATTTTTGCCGAGCATGTTCACAAGGCGGCGGATGAAATCACAACGGCGGACCTACGACTTTATTTAGGTGAGTTCAAGGGTCTAAGGCTCAGTTCGATTTCTGGAAAATTGTCAGTTCTCAAGAGTTTTTTCTCGTGGCTTGCTGCTGAAGATATTTTACTGAAGGATCCCTCGCGGAAGATTAAGCCTCCAAAGAAAGAAAAACGGATTCCCAAGGCGCTCTCAATTGAGGAGTTAGAGATGCTCAGGGAGGCCTGCATTACACCCCGGGAAAGAGCCCTGATTGAGGTCATGTATGCAACCGGTTGCCGGCTGTCGGAGGTACAGAAGATGAATCGGGATGATGTCGACTATCAGACCATGTCAGCTTCCGTCATCGGTAAGGGCAACAAAGAGAGAACGGTGTACTTTAGCTATAAGGCTATGTATCACCTTAAAAAGTACTTAATGCGCAGAGCAGATGAAGCTGAGGCTCTCTTTATTACTGAGAGACGTCCATATCGCAGATTGTCGGCTAGGGGGATCCAGCGGGAGGTTAAGCTTATCGCGGATCGCTCGGAAGTGAGGAAAAACGTCCATCCGCATGTACTGCGCCATACTTTTGCTACCTTGATGCTCAATAATGGGGCAGATATAGCGAGTGTACAAGCTTTGCTTGGTCATGAGGACCCAGGAACTACTCAGATCTATGCACAGTCAACAGATGAACGTAAGCAGCAAGTCTACAAGCAGCACTTGGTCCAATAAATAGATTTAGCCCGGAGAATTCTTCGGGCTTTTGTTATGACTAAAAACTAAGGAGACGGGGTGATAGTGTTTGGATTTTACAATTATTACAGCCCTGATTGGGGTTGTAGCGACTTTGTCGGGTATAGTCTTAGGATGGTCAGCAAAGGCAAAGGAAGCGAAAAGGGAAGTCAGAAAAGACGCTGAAATCGACACAGAGCTCAGGACTGGCATGGAATATCTGAAGCGCGGGGTGGATGATATCCGCATAGAACAGCGCTCACAGGGGCAGAGGATGGATGCCATGGGGGAGCGCCTTACCCGGGTTGAGGAGTCGTCTAAGCAGGCTCACAAGCGGATTGACACTATAGAGCGTAAAGGGGGCTGATAAATATGCCAAAAAATATGCCAAAAATCGAATGGGTAGGCACACCTAATCATCGCGCCGGCCGCAATGGCCGTAAGCCGCTGGCCATCGTGGACCATATCACCGCTGGCAGTTATCCGGGATGTCTCTCATGGATGCAGAATCCCGCCTCCCAGGCAAGCACGCATTACCTTGTATTGAGAGATGGGCGCATACTGCAGCTGGTTAAAGACGAGGACACCGCCTGGCATGCGGGGGCTGTGAACAAGCCCAGCTGGAGCCTGTATGATGGGAGCAATCCAAACGCCTACACCCTTGGCATTGAGCACGAGGGGACCGACGGGGAGCTGACGGGGGCACAGTACCAATCCACGCTATGGCTGCACAAGCAGCTCATGGCCAGGTATCCGGTTATCACCGTCGATGACCAGCGCATCATCGGCCACTACCGCATCGACAGTGTTAACAGACCCAATTGCCCAGGGCCGAAGTTTCCCTGGGCACAGCTGTTTAAGGACTTGAAAGGAGAGAATGACATGTTGGATAATCTCGTTATTTATGCCGATGGGGACACCGGGGCCGCGCTCATTTTGAGCCAAAAGCTAGGATGCCCTATGGTGCATAAGGGCAGCGCAGATAAGTACCAGGCTGCCAAAAAGCACTGGGTTGGCGTACAGGGGACCAATGATGCTGGCAATATCTATTATGCCGGTGCTAACCGTGCTGAGACGGCCAGAAAAGCATTAGAATAGGAGGAGAGACATGGATGCTATTACATTACCACAAAGCTTGTTTACCGTATCAGACCTCAGCACCCTGGCCGGCCTGGTCGTGGCCGTGTATGTTATCGTGAGCTTTTTAAAGGAGCCGCTTAAATCCCTTGGTAAGGGGGATTGGATTGTGCGGCCATTTACAGTCCTAGTGGCTCTGGTTATCTTGCTATGGCTTATTTTCATCCAGGGTACCGTAACCCCGGAGGCTATCGGATTGGCCATCATTAACGCTTTTTTGGTCGCCCTTATTGCCGGCGCGGCGCATGATTATATCGTGGCGCCGACAAAAGCTAAAGCTAAAAATACAAAAGATGTTACGATGGTTCGCGCTGGTGACCGCGGAGAAGATCCTCTGGACAATTTGTAGACATGACAAAGCCCCTTCCGTACCTGATGGTATGGGAGGGGCTTTTTTGTTTGTCCAAAACCGCAAGCGCTTGCGGTTTATTTTAATAGTTCCAACTCATGGACCCGTGTCGTTAAGGTATGAATGCGTTCTTGAAGGGTCTCAATCTTAGCGACATATTCATCCTTAATCTTTGTCGTGGCTTCTAATACACGATTATTGGCTTCGACGGTAGAGGCGTGTATCTGGAGTTCAGCCATCTTTTGGGCGGAGGTCAATTCGGCAGCGTGAGATTTTTCCATAGTGGCAATGGTTTGTTCCCTGGACTCGAGAGAGCGGAGGCAGTGTTCGACTTCAGCCTGTAGTTTTTCGGCTTTTTTCTGTTCGCTGGCGAGTTGCTCCCGGAGCGCCTTGATTTCGCTTTCCATTTCGGCAACGGCTCCAACCTTAGCTTCAAAGGCTTCATTTTGAGTGGTTAATAGTTCAATGGTAATTCGATTCGATTTGTTAACTGATTCAAGTTCGGCGTTTCTCTCGGTAAGTTCTTTGATCTGCGCTTGGATCCCGGCGAGATCTTCCCGGGCTCTGTCACGCTCAGCTTCAGCTTGCTGCCGACCGAACTCAATCTGGCCTATGACACTTTGATGTAGTTGCTTTTCCTTTTCAATGCGCTCTCCAAAACTTTCTTTGAGATCATGTAGCTTTTGAGTCAAGTTTATAAAAATGGTTTCGGTATGAGAGAGGTGGTACCGGAGCTGCTGCATATCCTCTGTCTGCTCGGCATCACTGCTGTTTAGTACATTCGCCTTGTAGTGGGAGACCATAGCAGAAAAAAGTTCTGTCTGGCTGAGCCCGGTTTTTTCCACCAGCGCGGCCACATCGGCCTTAACCTCATCGCTGGTCCGCACAGAATATGGCTTGGTTGTATCAGACATGGAAATACCTCCTTTAAAATTATGTAAACATTTAACCCTTTGTTTGTGCTATGTATACTTAAGTAAACATGTATACTATATGTATACATAGATTATATCACCATAAATTGTAATTAGCAAGAGCCGGAAATACAAAAAAGCACCAGAATTTTTATTTCCCGGTGCTTTTGAAAATCGTGGAGTTTTATTGAGCTTTAATCTCGAATAGAATTGTTTTATTTGCTCCATCCATAGGTCCAAATGACAGGTATTTATATTTGGTTAAATCGTCCTTTTCGGAATACAGCACAATCTCACTTAGATCTTCAGCCGCCGGCCCGGTTGTTACACTAAACATGGCCGTAGACTTGCCGTACTCGTCATATAATTCAAATGATCCTGCATTGTTAATCATTTCCCGGGTTAAATTAAGGGGAGGAACGTTTATAATCGAAATGAAGTTATTGAAAGTCGAACCGCCCTTTGTCGCGCTTTTCACCGAAGAAACGCTTTGAAAATTGATTATCATGTTACTGCCGTCGCTATACCTATTACTTATATCCATACGATAAACTTTGTTGAGTTCTCCAACCGTTGAATTGTTCTTAGTGGCCAGATCTTGGAGGGTTACAACCTGAGGCGGATTGTTTTTCTCGTTTTGATTGGTGCTGCTGCTTCCGCATCCGGGGGCCAAGAATACTAAAACCAAGATAAGTACTAATGATAGTAATTTGCGATTCAATAAAATCACTCCCCTTTAATTGTTGAAAATAACTTTTCTATTATGAGGTGGATTTTCCTGCTTTTCGACAAATGGTTATTATTTTCGCATCTTAAATACGGTTCGTTGGGTGGTACGCTATAAATGGTTCGCTAAGTGATTCGCCGTAACGAACCATTTAACTTGTCTAATCGGCCTCATAGATACCTTTTTTCGCAGAAGAAGAGAGGATGTGGGGAGAGGCAAAGGAGCGTGAGGAACGGAGAGGGGCGAAGTAGAGAAACATGTCATCGCACAAAATACTGCAACTTGTTAATCAATCCGGATAAATCTTCGATGGTTGTCAGCAAAACCATCATTACGGTCAAGAGAATTATCATTTGAGCGAGTGGCTTTCGATTGGTCGAGTAACATATCACATACCCGACAAAAGACATAACCACAATAAGCATGATGTCAGCTATCCACTTAATCATTACGTATTACCTGCAGCTAAAGCAAAGAACTTGCTGAGGAGCTGGATTGCTACGCCAAGGACCATAAGGATAGCGACAATTGTGGTCCCTGTTCTGATCATCATTGCAATTTGTCCCTTATTGACGGCGCCGGCAATTAACTCGCCAAGCCAGCTCACGACGGCCAGTAGAACCAAACTCAGAATGATGAAGCCAGGGCTAGATGGACCAAATACTTGCGCTGCGGCTGCTCCCATGAGTGCATTCCTCCTTTATTTGTTCAAAACCCCTAATCACAAATTCCAGGTTATTTCGGTTATCCTTTAACATGGCTTGGATCCGATCTACTCGGCCGGTTGTTACGATAAGAATTCTCGGAAAACCCGTTGCCTGCTCTCCCCACCATGTATGCAGCCATTCTCCTGATTCGTACAATTCGTTATACTTAGATACTTTATCAAACGGATTTCCGGAACCAACGATATCAAATTCAATGAAGGTGAAGTCGAAACTATTGTGAGCTAGATTTCTAACGGCAAGCAAGGCGTCTGCTCTAAGTTTTTTAAAGGTTACCTCCCATTCAAAGCTATGGAGCTTTTCCCAGCCGTGCAAATGGATTCGCCGCCAGACATACACCCAATTCACACCCAGTCTATGTTCGACCTGCCCGGGACGCTTATCCAAGTAGTAGAAATATGGCTCATCAATGCTTAGCCGGTTGCGCTTAATCCGTTTACCTTCGACCAACTTTAGAAGACGCTTCTGAGCCATCCGGATGCTCACGGACCGAAAGAAAAGCAAGTGGATCTGATCAGTGCTTAGGACCTCGGCCTTTTCCAGCAGAGAGAGCAAATCTTTGTCGCGGCGGCAGCATTTTTGGCGATTCGTCAAGCTCAATATGGTTCACCACCTTGTATGCGATATTTTGACTGTTAAGCATCTTCTCGGCCTCCTCCGGATCGAGATAAAGCATTTGCACTTCCAGGCATTCAAGCCCGCATTTGTAAATTGCTCGACCTTTGATTGCAGGTAAGTGGGCAGCGCGGTCATTATCCAGGATCATGCGGCTATTTAATTCATCGGCAACGACAAAGCTCATCCGGCCGTAGAACATGGCCTTCATATCTCCAAACTTCTCGAAGGTCTTACTGGATGGACGCTGGGTCGCCGCTACGATATGGATCCCTACAAAACGGCCCATCCTGAGTAAACGCCACAGATGTTCCTGGACATCGTCCGGGAGATCGGCCCATTCGTCGATAATCAAAACAATAAATGGCATCTCATAGCTTTTTTCGAGGTATTTTTGGATCTTAACGCAATGAGCGGCTTTTAGGATTTTTTTGCGTTCATCCATAACCTGGTTGAGCTTCATTAAGAGGACTCCGACCTTATTCATTTCATCCACGACCAGGGCCCGACCGTCTAAGTAGGAGAATTCAGTACTTTTCGGATCAACAATGGCTACAAAAGTTTCCGGCCGGTGAAGCAAGATTGAGTTGGCTATAACATGGAGTCCGTTAGATTTTCCATAGTTTGTTTCGCCGCCAAGAAAGAAGTGAGGATATTCGGTTAAGTCCCTGACAATCAATCCCTTAGCCGACATCCCCACAGGGAAAGGTAGGTACATTCCTCCGTATTGGCCAGCGTCGAAGAGGGAATAGGGATAACTTGCTTTGAGTTCTTCGGTCATCACGTCCATGGTTATTGTTTTTCCGTGCTTGCTGATATCTACGGATCCGCCAGTAGCATCTGCAAAGAGCGGTTCGAGTTTCTTGAACTCTGCATACCCCAAGCCGGCCGGAAGATTAATTAGGAAACGGAACGCATTGTCGGCAAGTTTAATCTTCTTTACGATGAGTGGTTTAAGTTTTAAATATTTGGCCTCAATGGTATCGGCTACTGCTGCATGGACTTCATTCCCGTTGCGATGTATCCATAGGTATTTAAGACCTTCCCTGATCTCTTCAATCGGATTTTGATTCTCCAAGAACCTCCCTCCTTAACTCTTCTATTAGGCGGTCGATTCGCCCCGGGTCATCTCTGTCGAACAGCACTCGCCTGACCCCATCCCTCACGATGTCGGCCATCTCGCCGTATGTGAGCTGCCGGCGATCCAGTTCGGCCATGATGTCCCAGTCTCGCTCGCGGAGCCTAGCCTTTAGCCATTGCTCTTTTGCCAATTTATCAGCCCCTTTCGTGTGCCTCAAATGTGGAACAATTTACTTGTTGAATATATATTCCCGTTTGGCAATAATATTACTGAATGGTTATAAAAAATCATAAAAAAATAGCCCCTAATCGGGCCATAGAAAATCTACTGTTGTTCCAAGCGCCTTAGCTAAACGCTTGGCAGTTTCGAGAGAAAACTGAGGCTTCATATCATTTTCTATTAAACTTATGTCTTTTTGGCTTACTCCTGATGTTTCGGATAGCTCCTTTTGGGTTAATCCTTTTTTCTTACGAGTTTCTCGAACTCTATTCAT